CTGTCAACTCTTTCTTGTGACTCTCTTTCTAAATCTTCATAAGTTTTTCCAGTGAGAGCCATTTCAATTGGGTCTTTAATATATTTTTGAAAGAACGATCCAATACCGTATTGTTTTCTACCATCGACACCCATGATACCACCAAATGCTGCCATTTCTCTTTTGTTTGGTAGCGTTGGTCCTGTTGGTTTAGGTGCAAAAGGATTAATTGGTTTTGTTGGATCTTCTGGTAATGGGTTACCACCACTCATCAAACCTTCTCCAATAACCATTCTTTTAAATTCGTCTTTGCTCATCGGTGTAGCATCAGGTCTTTGTTCTAATAAATCATAGATATACTGTTCGTATGCTTCATCAAGAACGTCATCTACCAGCATCATTCTCTCTTCTTCTGGTGATTTAGGACCCTCGTTACCTCTATATTTAATAGATGGTGCGTTGGTCATTAATTCTTCTGAAATTGATATATCTGTTATTGCCATGGTTTTGCCACTTTACTTTGTTTTTCCTATTAAATCAAGAGGCGGCATGATAACTGTTACATCTCTCTGCACGTCTTCTGCAGGGATATTGGCTGCTTTTAAAGCTTCTTCAGTCTCATATACCTCTCCGGTTTTTTTGTTTTTAATTGTTGTTATTATTTTTTCTGGTGTTAGCACTGGTATTTCTGTCATTATGTTGTTACCTCTTTCTTAATGTTTAGATAGCTTACGCCAAATGTAAAAGCGTCTGCGCTACCTGCTTTAATTGTAAGGGTTGTTCCACCCTCAACTATTAACGGTTGTGTTAATAATTCTTTACTTTCGTTAGCTGTTAATGCTGCGGGTTGTATGACAACACTACCATTATTTGTTACTGTCGGCGTAGGAGTCCCTGCAGATTTAACTAAAATTGATTTAATAAGATAAGTTTCATTGACTGGTGGATTACCAGTTCCAAACGGATTTTTTTCAGTGTTATCCGTATTAGCGTTTAAACTTGCAAATTTATATATATTAATTACTGCCATTAATCTAAAAAGAAACTTCTAGCTTCTATCTCCTGTTTTAATTCTTCTTGAAACGTTGTATTTAATTTTTCAAGAACTGCGTCTAAATCTCTAACTAAAGATTGAGCTACATCTTCTTGATATTCTGCGCTTGCTCTTGTTAATGTTTGTACTATCTTAGCCATATAAATTCGCAATTCCTCCTCTTCTATAACCCCCAGCCCCTGCTGCTGCATCATCTGCTGATTGTGCTGCTGATGCATCTGCTGCTGATTGTCCACCAGCATGACCACCACTACTACTATCTTTATTATCACCGTGAATATTTGGTGATTTAAAACCTCCGACTTTTGTTTTAGCTTTATCTCTTATATCTGCTCTCTCATCAAAATAATCTTTCTTTTCTTTTTTAGCTTTTTCGTAATTATCTTCGTTAATTTTTTTTCCTTTTTTAATTCTATCTTCAAAGTAATCTATCTTCTTATTTAATTGTCCAATGTAACTATTTGTTCCAAACATTGACACAACATTTTGACCAGATAGTACTGAGTTAGGTCCATATTTATTTAAACCAGTTCCTGGATCTTTAGTAATATATCCTTTTTTTGCCGCATAATTTATTTCATTTTGAAGATTTGGATTGTAGTTTACCGCTTTTGGATTTAAAGGATTGTATCTGTTACCTAAGAAAAAAGCACCTCCCATTATAGCTGCAGGCCCCATTATGCCCATTCCACTACTGAAAGCTTTATTTAAACCAAATCTGCCTAAAGTTTGAACAGGATCAAAACTTATTTGTTGATTAGTAAAAGGCATTCCAAAAGTATATTTAGGGTTTTGTGTTTGTTTATTTAAACCTAACATTTCAGCAGCAATTTCAAAACCATATTTTGATACAAGTGATGCTAATAAAGCTTCCATTATCGTCTTCCTCCAGCGTGTATATCTAACCTAAAAGTCCCTAATTTCCAATTAGTATCTACCGCTGTATTAGAAATGGTTAGGGCAATCGCTCTAGCTCTAGCACGTGTATCTATTTTATCAGTGCTAGATGTTATTGTAAAAGGACCTAATGATGAACTAGCTGCTGTATTATTAGGATAGTTTCTTAAATCTAATTGAATAATTGATTCGCCTTGTTGAGATATAAAATCAGGTATAATTCTACTTACTCGCATTATGTTTTCACCATCTCCTCTAAGATCACCTAAATTAGTTGCAGCCCCTCTAACAACTTTCTGTGTAATGTCATAATCACCAGAAGTAATATTAGCAGGTATAGCAGATGTTACCCCTAGTCTTACTTGATTAACTCCTGTTTCATGTTCGTAATAATATGAAATACCATCAGTATTTCCTGTTACATCAAATGATGAATCATCACCAGCATCGTATTGAGTTGCGTGAGGTAAACCAAACACAGCTGAATCTTGCCATGTAGTTCTAATAAATAAAGAACTTGCATTTACAAACCATATAGGTCTTTTAGGAGTTGAATCTAAATAACTATAAGTAACTGATTGTGTGTTTACATTAGAATTGGATTCAGGATAGAACCATATAACTTCACCAAACAAGTTATTAACTCCAGCATAAATAAATTGATTAGATGTCGTATTTAAATTGTCATATACATAATCTTCAACTAAACAATCCATAGATTCTAGTTTACCGGTGTATCTAAAAAAACCATTTTCAGACATCCAGTATGCAGCACCATCAACCTCAACAGCTGCATTCATACCTATTAATCCACAGTTCGTACCCACCTGTTCAAAAGCAAATGTAAACGGAGTTCCAACAAAACGCATGGTAAACAAAGCTGTGTCGGACCAAACATAAATTGCATTTCTACCAAGTTCAACTCCCATGATCCGTGATCCGTCGGCCAGTCTTTGTGTACCGGCACTATTGGTTGCTGTAGGTGTATATGTATTAATATCTTCTTGAGATGAAAACCTAATAAACATATCGTCTTGAGATGACTTATCTCCAATCGTTGTTTCTGTTCCAAAGAATACTAAGTGACGATCTGGTGTAGATACTAACATATCTCTAGATGCGGTTGGCGCACCAGTTATAATTGTAGCTCTTGTTGAAGTTGCAGTTGTCAAATCTGCATCCCATTGAAAACATTCTCCGTTAAATATTAAAGCAATTAATGTGCTACCTAAATTATCTAATGCCCATAAACCTGGTTCTGCAACTTTATCCGTGGTCGATGCTGCTTGACCCCATGCTGAGTAAGCACTAAAGTTAGTAACTGTTGCACCTGTGCTGTGAGCAGCTCTAGTAGTTCCTCGAACAGCTCTTGTAATGCCTGTAAAACTTGTTGCTGTGGTTCCTGTGTAAGATATTTCTTCAGTTCCCACTTGTATAAAATTTGTTCCTGTACTTGGAAATCCTGTCGTACTTGCTACGTTAATTGTAGTTCCTGATCCACCTGTTCCAAATGCATTGTCTCCTAAACCAGGAGCAGTTAATGTTGTTGTCTGTGGATTTGTAACTGTACCACCCCACTGTGATATACCATAACCAAAAACCCCAACTTGTTCAGCAGGTCCAACGTGGTAGTATTGAAAATAAGTTATGCCTCCGGAATTTGTTGCTCCACTACCTGTTTCATTACTAGGCATTGTAATAGTGATAGTGGTAGAATCAATTACAGAAGTTACCATAAATTTTTTATCACAAAAATCTGCAGATCCAAAGTTAGAACCTGTAATAGCTGTAAAAGTAGATACGTCACCAAATAAAATAATATCTCCTGCTTGAAAATTATGTGAGGCAGTAAATGAAATAGTTACTGTTGGGTCTCCATTACTCGTGCTAAACGCATTTGTAATAGCCGTACCCGATGGATTAGTTAAAGGATGTATGTCATAGTATACACCTCCAGAATATACGTATAGTATTCTGTTAGTGCCTATGATGGCATATTTAATACCATCTTTATTTACCATGTGATGCAAACCTCTAGCTGCACCAGTTAATTTACTGTCACCTAATTGGTTCCAACCACCTATTTTTTCTGGTGTACCATATCTAAAACGTACATTTTCACCTCCTGTCCACTGTGATTCAGCGCCTGTTGGTGTAACTTGTTTGTTGAAACCTGGTAAAAAGCCTAATTTTTGTAGCATATAACCTCATTATATATAATTTTTCTTATATACTATTGAATTATATATTCAACCCATCTATTCTATGAAGCTTAACCAGCCTGTTATTATGTATTTTTCTTTATTTAATGAGATAACACCTCTATGGGTATGGGTAAAATCAGTAGGCCAAATTAATGTTTTACCTTTTTCAGCTGTAGCTTTAAATTTTTGAAATTTAAATTCTGTTCCTGCTTCTTCTACTGTGTTTAAATAAGTCATAAATGCTAAAACTCTATGCATCACTGCTCCACCTGCTCTCTCACAATGCCATTTATTAAAACCTTCTCCTGGTTTATAATATTGAATAACACAAGTATCTTTATATTTATTGGTAATCCCAAATTTATTTAATTCTAAATCATAAAATTTTTCGTATGCAGTTAAACATTTTTGTAATTCAGTTGCATAAATTTTTAAAGCCGGGTCATCTGGTTGCATACATAAATCAGTACTTATTTTATGTGGATGGTAGTCCCTATTATGTTCGTCTTTTCGTTTTTTAAATTCTTCAAGAAGACTATCACATACACTGTCTTTTATTTTATACTGACCTATAAATGATTCGTGATGCATTTTATTCTTTACGATCAGGATCAATATATATGTTTCCAGATATAGTTATTCTATAGTCATCACTTGTATAAAAAGGATATACTGAATGTCTTAATCTTGATGGAAAAAATATAATCTGACCTTCGTGTTCTTTTTTTAACGCAAAGTGACAACTTTGAATTCCTCCTAATACATGAGTAGTATGAAAAGATAGACAAGAAGTAACATTTTGATTAGCTTTTTTACCCGGTGAAAGTTCGAATTCTTTTTCATAATCGTAGGGAATTTTAACAATAATAACCCAACTAAATAAACCATCATGATAATGTATAGGATTAAACTCATATTTTTTCATATAGTTAACCCACAAACTATTTACTACAAAACCTCTATCACTAGTTAATATTTGATATTCTTCTAGTGCTCTTTCAAATACTGGTTTAAAAGTTAAACGAACTAAATAATTATGTAATTCAGGAGTAAGTAAATTATATATATTATATTCTTCTCTTATATTGCCAGCTAATGAAGAATTATGAGGCACAAAACTTTTTGTATTAATATTATCTTTTAAATAAGAAAAAAGATTATCTGGCATTTTTTCTACATAAATACCTAATTTATCATGGTTGTTTTTATCAAAAAGATCTCGTGTAAAAAAACTAGACATTATAATTCCTTAGTTCTGACGGTAAACCTAACATTGGTCTGTTATCATATTTGTGATTGTCTTTGTCATTTTTTTTATTGTAGTGTAAAAAAACTTGACCACATACACTACCAGTAAATTTTTCTCGCCAATGTTCTAAATCACATCCACTATAAATTAAAATATCTCCAGGTCCTAAGTCTATTTGCACTCCTGGTTTATTTTCTTCACCAGAGGGTTCTAAAAATATAGGCCAATCGTCTCCACCTAAATTCATAGTAGCCGATATCTCACAACTTTTTCGATCTTTATGTCTAACTAATTCATCGCCTGTTTTATACAACCTAGTATAAGAATATGTTTCAATTAAATCTATACCACATTGTTTTTCTACCATCGGTTTTATGTGTGATAATAAATTATCCATCGCTATGTCTCCATACATTGAAAAAGTATTTGGTGCTTGAGGATCGTCAAACCAACCTTGCGTAGTATCAAAAGGAGATAAATATCTTATTTCTTTTAAAAAAGTAGTAGATTCTTTTTTTAATTTTAAATAATTAAAAAGAAAAGCACTTAACTCTAAACCAATTACATTTTTAATTACTTCATATTTATTTGTATTAAAGCTCATTTAAATTTATCTCCTACTGCCCAAGCAACTAGTGAATATCTTTCACCTTTAGTTACAGGCGTAACTCTATGATATAAATAAGAAGGAAAAAATATAATAGTTCCTTTTTTATATATCTCTTTACATACCCAAGTTTTATATTCACCGTCAACAATCCAACAAAATTCTAAGTCACCTCCTTCAAAATCTTCTTTATTGGATAAAGGTATAATACAAGATATCTTTCTTATTTTACCGTTTAAAGATTCTATCTTTTGGTCTTTATATACTTCTTGATGTGAATCTTGATGCCAACCATAAAAAGATTTATTAGAATCATAGTATGTAAATTGACTTGGTTCTAATTCATTTAATTGATAGTTCCAACCTGAATTTTGATTTGCTTCTTTCATAAATCCTGACAATTGCCTATTAATCCAAAATTCATTAAAGAATGTTGTTTTTGATTTTCGTTTTTTAAATAACTCTTCTTTTGATATTTTGTCTTCGTCAAGACCTATGTGTGCATCTACAAGATCTTGCTGTTTACCGTACTTTAAAAGATCTTCTATAAATTTAAGACTTAAATTATCGAACCACCAGTATTTATGTTTTTCATTCATAGATCATATTCCCCGATATAATTAATCTTTTATCATCTTTATTTGGTGTAACACCATGTGGTAAAAAAGAATTAAAGAAAAGTATTTTTCCTCTTTTAGGTTTAAATCGCAAAGGGGTAAAATTTCTGTAGAATATGTGAGGGTATCCTAATGGATAAAAAAATGTATCACTAGAATTTTCTGTACAGTCTACATATATAATAAAACTATATTCATTATCTTGTGTTCCATGAGTATGAATATCATGAAAGTCATCTTGATTATATTTTTGTAACCAATATTTTTTTAAAATATGGTGTTTATAATTATTTCTATATCTAACTTCTTCAAAAACTTCTTGATATCTATTAATGATAGCTAAACATTTGTCATCATTAAAATTTACGTGAGAGTTATAGTTTGTAAGAACAATGTCATTATCTTTTAATTTTTTAAGTGGTATGTTTTTTATATAATCTATTTCTTCTTGAGAAATATTTTTATCGTCCGCTAGTATGTATTGTCTGTAAGTTGTTATTTCCATAAGTTAAAGCCAGTTAATGTTTAACAGAACTCTTAGTTTAGTATCAGTTTGTGTTACACCTCTATGTTTTTTTAAACCATCAAATGTAATACATCTATTAGAAATAGATTCAACTTTAGTATTATCTTCAAATTCAGTGTATCCATTATTTGTGTTTAAAAACAAGATAGCAGTTTTGTGAGGCACATTAAAATCAGTATGAAAACTTCCTTTTTGTATTTGTTGATTTATTGTATAATAAACTGCTCTTACTCTTAAAAGAGTTTTAACCTCTAATTTATCAACTATAGATTGAATGTGTGTTGAATACCAATCACTATTAGGTCGACCATCATAGAATGTGTGTTGAAAACAAAAAGTATCATCGTCTACATTATTCTTATTATCTATAGACAAATATACAGGAAACATAGGTTCTAACAATGTAACTCTTTTTAATTTTACAAACTCTTCGTGATCTAAAAAATTTTCTTTTATTAAAGTTTTCATTGTAATGGTAACTCTCCTACATAATCATTAGGATTAATAGTTCCTTTTAAAAAAGTATTAAACGATATTGAAACTCTCGTTATAGAAGATAAATTTTTATTTACTCTATGACGCGTAGTAGAGGGAAACAAAATTAATCTATTGTTTTTTGCGTTTATAAAAGAACCCAAATTATTTTCATTGGTAAATTCTTTTCTTTTCCAATTTAAAGTCCATAAATTTGGATTAGGATGTGAGAATTCAATACCAGGTGTTTCTTCATTTGTTTCAATATAATAGACTCCTGAAATAATACTATTAGTATGATGATGTATAGGAAGCTTTTTTTGAGGAGGCAAGAAATTAACCCACGAATTAGTAATATATAATTCTTGCTCACAACTCATAATCTGATTCTTATAGGCGTTAAGACAAGTTTGTATTTCCTCTTGCAACCTTTTTAATTTTTCATTTTTTAAAATATATTTATCTAAAGAAGACACATTTTCTAAGTAAGCACCTTTTGCACTTGAAGCTGTGTTAACTATAGTAGATTTTTCTTCTTCACTTAAAGGTTTAAGATCTAAGATAGCAACTGGAGTTGGAAATAAGTTTAAGAGTTGAATTACCATTCTACTAAATTTTCCTTTATTTCTTTCATAATATGTTTTTTATAATTAAAACGATTATATATTTTATAAAAGTATTCCATAGGTCTAAATTTTTTTACAGTGCTTTCTTTAATATTCCACACATATTGTGAGTAATCTAATATTTTTGTAGTAAACATAAATCTTTTAAAAATTATTTTTCTTTTAGTGTGAAATCTTAAATAATAAAAAGGATCACCTTCTTCTACATTAAATTCTTTAAATTGTTTATTTAAGTGAAAAGCAAAATCAAGTGATCTAAAATATTTTCCTATATCTATTTGACCAGGAATAGTAATACATCTTTGAGTATAGGAATTGTTATCAAACCAAGGATGTTCTAAAGACATAGTTAGACTTTCTTCTTCAGTGCAAAATAACATAAAAGGTCTTAAACTAAATAACTGTGAGGGAATAGATCTTACTAAAACATGAGTATCAAAAAATAATTGATCATAAAGTTCACTTCTTACATCTCCATTATCTTTAATTGTAAAGTTGTATTTGTAAGGGGATTTAAGAACAAAAACATTGTTAGTAAAATCTAAAAAAGAAGGACAGGCTTTGTATCCATAATCTTTTATATTTTTACCTTTAAAAAAATGAGAAATTAGAGATACCGGTTCAACAAATCTAGCTGCTGCTTTACTTTCTAAATGGGAAATTCCCCAATAAACTATAATGTCTTTCATGCGTATATCTTATACACAAATATAAAATTAGTTAAAGAAAATTAATTATTAAATCCAGTCGCCAGCTTTAACAGCGTTATACACACCTTGTAGGTTCCACACACCTCTTATTGTAACAAATGGTGCTGCTGGTTCATGAACAACCACAAGACCAGATCCTCCGGTTCCTGAAGATGGTCCCGATCCCATTCCGCCTCCAGTGTTGTCAACTCCACTTGTGCTTGGTGAAGGTCCACCCCCACCTGATCCACCAGATCCAAAAGTTCCAGTGTTTGTAGTATTACGACCTCCGCCGCCACCACCAGCAAATGTGCTTGTAGTAGGAATAGTCCATGAGTGACCTGGGAAAGAAGGACCTACGTCCTTACCTGCTGCTCCCGGTGCTCCACCACTTGGCGTGCCCGTCCCTCCAGTTGATCCAGAAGCTCCTCCGCCTCCACCACCACCGTGAGATGGCCAGTGAGAATTAGTTGCTCCTCCGGCTCCTCCAAAACCTTTAGTTCCAGAATTTCCAGGTTGAACTGGTTGAGTTGCAGGTTCAGAAGGTTGGTCTCCGCCTCCTTCTCCTCCACTAGATCCACCTGCTACCGCCGGTGCTCCACCTTTTCCACCACCTTTAGCAGTTAAGGTTTCTCCAGGTTCAGCAAAAATTGAATCAGATCCAGAAGTTCTAGGTGAGTTTGTTCCTCCAGCTCCAATTGTTACTGGAAAAGCTGTTCCACCTGTTACAGGCATATTATCATATAATATAAGGCCGCCCGCGCCGCCTCCGCCTCCGCCTTGGCCATAATCAAACGTTCCACCTGCTCCCCCACCAGCGATAACTAAAACGTTAGCTTGTGTTGTGTGTTGTCCGAAAGCAAATGATGGATTAGTTGCTTTAATTTCTGTTGTCGCGGCTGCTTGAGTTCCAGTTCCGCCACCAGTAGTTCCTATATAACCGCCTTCTTTAGCCGACATAATCGTCCTCCCATGTATTGGTATTTGGATTCCAATACTTCGTTAAATCTTTTTCTTTGTTGTAACCTTTCCAAGTTACTTTTGGTTCATGCCAAGAAAATACTAAAGATACCTGTTCTCCGTCTACTTCTATAACTTCCACTGTTGGTCTTGCAACTGGTGGATCATATTCTAAAGTAGTGTCATTCCATATCCATGAATCATATTCTCTTGGAGGTATAAATGCATCTAAACTTTCATCGTATATTGCACCGATACCAGCAAATCTAAATCTTTTAGCTTTACTTTGGTCTGCAGATTCTGCTCTTTCTCCTTGACCATTATCAGGTTCAAGATGTTTACCGTAAGAAGTATTGATAGAAGTTTGTTTCCATTTTACTCCAGGCTGACCTGAAGGCGATTGTTCTGCAGTAGTGAAAGGAGTACCGCTATCAACTATCCATTGTTCAGATTCAGCAGTATAATCTCCGCCATTGTTTTCTATATGTTCATCGTAGAATTTTAAAACTCTTAGAACTTTGTTATCTTTATCTAGTTCAGCAAAGTAAGCCACGTTGTACCTCCTATGCGTCGTCTAATTCTTCGTAACTGATTGTAATAACCGCGTCTGAGTTAGCACCTGCACCAGCTTCGATGTTATCACCTTCTTGTAAATAAAGGCCGTTGTTTTTATCTATTACAACAATTGATGAGTCTGCAGGTAAAGCAACTGTGCTTGCTAATGCTAAAGGTGATCCACCTGATTTAGTTATGAAAACAGATATATCTACATTATTTGTTCCGTCAATGTTAGCGACAATGATACTGTTAATTTTAATTAATTTATCAGAAGGACAAGCTAAAATTTCTGTAGTTAAAGTTGTAGTTAAAGTCGCTTGAACCGACTTACCTAGAATGGATGTTACATTTACTATATTTGGGTTTGCCATAATTTATTTCCTCGTTTCTTTTTAACCGAATATCATTGCCATTGCAATAGATTTTCCTGTTGATATACCAAAAGTTGATGTATCTGTAAACCCTAGAGTTCCTGATCCATCTGTTGTTACTAAAGCGTGAGAAGTAGCACCTACAGCTGCTGGTAATGTTAATGTGTAAGAACCACTAACTGTTGCTGGAGCATCTATCCCTACAAATGCTGAATTATCAGCATCTTGAAATTTAATTGGATTATTATTTGTTAAAGCAATTTCTGAAGAATTACCTAAAATATCAACAATGTTTGGATTTGTAGCATCAGGACTAGCTGATGCATAAACAATTTTAATTCCTTTATCTGTAGTTGAAAAAGTTGCGCTACTTCCTGAACCCGTTTCATATTTAAATTCAACTGTAAAAGCTCCAGAAGTAGAATTTTTTAATATGTAAAAAGTTTCTACATCGTTTGGAATTGTTATTTGTCTGTTTCCAGTAATTGTTCCTGTAAATTCTATAATTCTTTGTTGAGCTGTTCCAGTAGTATTTCCATCTACTATAGTTAAGGCTTGACTGCCGGCACTACCAGCAATGTCTACAGTGGCAAAACCACCTGTTAATTGTTCTATAAGACTTAGATTGGCGTTAGTTTTTGTTCCCCATGTACCGGCATTTTCACCAGTTTGCATTAATTCTATACCAAGATCTGTGTATGTTGAAGCCATGATTAATTCTCCTAATTGTTGTTATTTATATAGTTTATTAAGTTTTAAGTCAAACATAATTATGCAGGTGTTTTTCTAGTATATCCGGTGCTAACTTTTGGTGTTAATCTACGATAATATTTTAATATTAATTCTGCGTCATTTACAGTGGTTGTAGCAGTTAATCCAGTTAAGGATACAGTAGAAAGTTGAGTAGTTGTAACAGTTCCAAGAGAACTACTTAATGAGAAAGCAGGTGCAGTAAGCTCTACTACTTGATCTGTTTCAATTAATCCTAATGTTGTAGAAAGAGATAAGCCTGTTAAGCTAATAACTGGCTCAGATGTAATAGTTACACTACCTACTGATGTAGTAGAAGATAAACCTGATAATCCTAAAGTTTGGTCAGGCGGATCTAATGTTCCAAGTGAAGTATTAGCAACTAATTGACCAAGACCTACTGAATGATCATCAAGAACAAACAATCCATGCGAAGCTGTTGCTGATAAACCAGAAAGTGTAAATGTTGCATCAGTAGTAATTGGAGGAAGAGAGTTAAGACTAGCTGTTGCCGATAAACCTGTTAATCCAATAGCATCAGCTACTTCAACGTCACCTAAACTAGTTGTTGCAGATAAACCTGTTAAAGTAAATGTGTGACTTTGAACATCACCCCAACTGTTTGCACCCCAAGAAGAGGTTCCCCAACCAGGGAAAGAAGTAACATTTTCACTAGGTAAATTTACAGTTGCTGTTAAAGAAAAAGCAGGAAGTGGTATAATACTTTCAGCACCACCCCAACCTTCAGCTCCCCAGCCATCTGCACCCCAACCTATTTCATTAAATGCTTCTAGTGTTCCAACAGAAGCAGTTGCTGATAAAGCTGGTAAAACTTCTATAGCTTCATCTTGATTTCCCCAACTATTTTGACCCCATTGTAAAACTCCCCATGTGTCGTCTTCAACGGTATTTGCAGCTCCACCCATTCCTGAGTGATTAGTACAATAATAATAAAGTTGAGGAGCAGAAGCTGCTACTTCTATTTGAACATAAGCTCCTGCTTGTCCAGGAGTTCCGCTAGCAGTAACACCAGTAGTATACTGCGTCCCACCTGAATGTGATCCATCGCTTGTGGTAGAAAATCTTAATGGGTGAGTGCCTCCAGTCCCATTAGAAGAATCAGATTGATCAAATTTATATGTAAAACCTTCTGCAAGAACAACTGTATCTTGTTGTACGCCGTCAATAAAATATTTATTACCGCCACCAGTTGACTGAACTGTAACTGTAAATGTTCGAATTAACGACATAAGGATTTACTCCCTATGCTATCTGGATAATAGCGTTACCTGCTGTTTGAGCTGGAAATTGTATTGTAAAAGTTCCGCTGGTTACAGTTTTATCTGAACCAAAATTAATAGCGCAGACTGATCTATTAGTTGTGAATCCTGTAACAGCTGTTGTGTTATAAATCAAACATCCTCTTGCTGTAAAAGAAGCAGAGGTGAAACTTGTAGTGTCAAATTTTACACAAGCTGTATCACCAGATAAAACTGGGTCAGCTGTTGCTGCTAAAGTATTTCCACCTGATGGATAACCAGAAGCTGTTGTAGTCACTTCATAAGTGTTTGTTGGATTAGCCGTAGCATCTGATGGTGCAGTGTATTGTGTTGTTGATTTATTTAATGTTGCTGAGTCACTTGAATATAAAGCTAATTTAAAAGTGTTGCCTGTAGGTGCTCCACTTGAATCATTAAAATTATGGCCCCCTTGTAGGATTTCTACTTTAAATGAATTACATATTGCCGATGTTATTGTCATAAATTTTCTCCTAATTATTGAGGCGCTGACTCGATTGGTATTCTTATTGTTCCATCCGTGTAATCGTCTCGTCTTCGTCTTCCAATTTGCATTGCTGCAAATTTAGTTAGTTCAGTTTTATACTTATTTTCATATAGTGTCAACATATCAGTTGGACCTTTTAAAAAAGAATATGCCTCTACCAAACAGGCATATAATAGACCTTGTGGAAAATAATTACTAATATAAGTTCCGCCAGTATTTGTTTCTAAACCTCCTGGCATAGCATTATAGTGAATAATAAATTGATAATTTTCATCAGGAGTGGGAGCAATATAAATAGCTCCAGATGTAGCAGAGCTAGTTCCAGTTGTAGCGCCTCCAAACATAGCATAATATTTAGGTAAACCAGTTACATCTTGGTTTGTTTGTCCTCCAGAATTTCCAGTTAATTCTCCTACATATTCTTGAATAAAAGTTTGATCACGTCTTTCTAACCAAACTCCTTGACCTGTAGTAGATGTTGTTGAATTAAACACTTGAATACCTCTTACGAATAACAATTTCGTAGGCATTGTAATACTATTATTATCTTTAGCAAATTGTGATTGATCTTGGAATCTATCAGAATCCATAGGACAATCTAAATTAATTCTAAATTCTGCATTTTCAATAAATCTATTTAATATAGCATTAGTAAAAACATTACTGTCTACTTCAGTATAATTTCTAATATCTGTTTGTAAGTTTGATAAATTATATCCAGCCATATCTAACCTCTATCATTAACGGGTCCAATTGTACATTGAAAACCGCCTCCTGTTTCAGCGCTTGTAGCATTAGATACTAAAGGCACAGTTATAGAATTATACAAAGTTCTTGTAGCAGGTTGGGCTCCTGTAGTTTCTGTGGTTGCAATTGCAGTTGCTAAATAAGAACCAAATACTTTTGCTCCATTAGCATGAGATCCAGCTGTTGTATTTGATGGTGTTATTCCTCTAAACGGAGCAGCTGTTCCACGTGTGCAACCTGTTAAATTATTTCCAGCTTTACCTGCATATTGAATAGTTTCATTTTCAAATGCCCCACTTGTGTCATTTACTTTTTCAATGACTATGAAACCAGATGTTGGAAAAGCAGTAGCATCGTCTAAAATAATTGTAGTAGCAGTATCACTAATTGCACCATTTAACGTTGCTGATAATTCTAAAGTAGATATTGCAACACCACCTACTGTTGATTTAACAGCTTGAAATCTAACATGTGTTGTTCCTTCATTTATTTGATTTGATGGATACGAAACACTTAAAGTTGGTGAACCTGCTGTTGTAGTAAATGGATTATTAGGTAAAATATCTTGAACTGGAAACTCAACTCTTGCAGGTCTTGCATGTTGTAATCCTTGTGGATCAGCTCCTATAGGATGTGGTTGTAGTTGTGGTTGTTTAGGTTCAAATTCAGAAATATGTACCCAAGCACCTGTCCATTCTTGAACCATTTCTCTATACGGAAATGCTGCGCCTGATCTATCAGAAATCGCTAATGCTCTACT